GTATAGATATTTAGCAAATGCTCGATAAAAGTCTGCTCTCTGAATCCGCTATCGGTCTTGATAACATGGTCAACAACAGTATAAGGAATTTCATATCCTGTCGGAGTAATCAGTATTCCTTGTTTAGCTTCGCTAAGATGCAGGATAAGGAATACCAAGATAATTACGGTGATTATCTGTTTAATCATGATTGCAATTTCTTACATGTCTCACAAAGGCATCTCTATACCTGAAATACCGCCCACATTTTGGGCAACGGAAATGTAATGCATATTTTATATTCATCATCTCCATATTATATTATGATGTTCTTTGTATTTAAATCTTTTGGTCGGAGGTAAATGCTCACCAAACTGAAAAATCGGATAAAGAAATATTTGTGGGGAAAGGATAACTACGACGCACGGCTAACAAAAAAGCCAGAGTTCGATATCTACATAGCTCCACCTGGGATTCGGCATCCAGAGATAGCTCCATCCCTTCCTCTCATCAAGTACGTGCATGATAATTCTCCCGCCTTAAAGATTGCAACATTAAAGTTGAGGGAGTCAATTTTCAGGAGAGGGTTTGAGTGGACGCCGAAGTTTAAAGCAAAATGTGTTAATTGTGGTAAGGAGTTCGAGGTTGAAGCCGAGAGATGTGATGAATGTGGCGCTCTTACCAGACCGCCTGATGAGAGTGAGGTAAGAAGGGCGGAAGATTTCTTCCGTAAGGTAAATGTCAACAAACAGCATTTGATTCATTTGCTCAAGCAAGTGGAGGATGATATCAATATTTTTGACGACGGATACGTCGTAGGCATAAAGGAGTACTGGCAGGATCAGGAAGGTAATGTGATTTTTGAGTCTTTGAAAGAGATTGTTAGAGGTAATCCTATCACCATGCGAATTGTTGCCAATGAGAATGGTGAGTTGGGAGGCAAGTGGTGGACGTGCTTACATCACAGAGATATTATATTAGAAGAGCCAAAAACATGCCCAAAATGTGGTAGGAAGACTTTTGAAGTTTATTATGTGAGTGTGGAAGGCGGAGGGAGTTCGCCATCTGCCTACTATATTGATGGTGAGGTGATTCATGTATCGAAATATTCACCATCTGCCTTGTATGGGTATTCTCCTATCGTTACCCTCTGGGAGTATGCTCTCACTCTAATCCACATGATAAGGTATGTGTATGACTCCTACACTGAACAGAGATTACCCAGAGGAGTACTGGCAATAAAAACTTCAAATCCTGATTCAGTATTTAGGTTCTGGAGAGATGTGGAGGATAAGCTCCGGAAAGAGCCTCACTACATTCCAAAACTGATTGTCGAGGGTGAAGGGCAGGGTACAGGGATGGAATTCGTGAGGTTCATGGATACTCTTGAGGAGATGGAATACATCCCAGTGAGGGACGAGATAAGAAGAACTATTGCAGCAATGTATGGAGTTACCAATATATTTATTGGTGATATGGCGGGAGTTGGAGGGTTGAATGCCGAGTCTGAGCAAATCCAGATAACCAACATGGCAGCAGAGTCTGCCATGAAGGTATATAATGATGTTATCCTGCCAGAAATCCTGAGATGGTTGCATGTAAACGACTGGAAGTATGAATTACTTTCACCATTCGAGGAATCAAGGCAGAGAGAGTTAAATGAGAAGCTTACCGAGACTCAGATAGCTCAGACGATGTTAGGTATGGGCTTCGATGTTGAACTTGATGAGGAAGGACATTTTAAATTTAGTGGCAAAGCCAAGAAGCCTCAGGAAGAAATACCTCTCCAGATGAGCGACGAGTCTGTCGGACTCAAAAAGTATGCTGGTGAGAGAGATGTTTTTAGGGAGAGGAAGGAGTTTCAGCAACGGCTTAACAAAATTTTTGAGAAAGAGATACAAAAAATTCTGAAAAGTACTAAAAAATTGTCGAGCAAGGAGCTTAAAAAGCTGGTGAGGGAGGCTGTGAAAGAAGCAGTAAGGAAAATGAAGATAGCCACTGACTCTCATCTCAAGGATATTTACATAGCAGGAGCAAAGTATGCTGAAAAGATTCTCGGAAAACCTGTGGAGTTCACTAAAATTGATGAAGAAGCTTTGAAAGCAATTACAGATAGCGATGTGTTGTGGGATGCATACTCCAACATGAGTAAAGCCTTATCAAGGAAGCTCAATAATATAATTACTGAAGCATATAAGAAGCCTGAGGAGTTTTCAATGTCTGCTATGGTAAACAAAATGAAAGAGGAGGCAGATATTGAGACTTACAGGTTAGAGAGGATAGTGAGGACAGAGACTCAAGCGGCGAGCATGAAAGGGAGAGAGATGGCTTTCAGGAAGTTCGACCCAGAGGGAAAATTCAGATATAAGTGGGCAGTGAGGCATGATGATAGAACTTCTGAAATCTGTAAAGAAATAGAGCGAGAGGTAGAGAGGGAAGGTAGAGGGAAGGGAGTACCTCTGGATACATTGAAAGAAATTATAAAAAGAGTCAGTAAAAAATATATGGGAAAGAATTGGGTAGTGAGAGATTTTGTGCCTCACCCGAACTGCCGTAGTGGGATTGTACGAGTGTTTTAAGTCTCATACCACTTCGGTGGTTCAGGCTCTTCGTCGAGGTCGTCGAGGTCTATGACTTCAACAAATTTTTTATGACAGTGTGGGCATTCTATTTCGACTTCAATTTCAATCATTACTGATACTTCGTGTAAGTTTCTATCATTTGTTTTAGAGTGTTGTTAATCTGTTCAAGGATTTTGTTTTGCTCCAGTAGGAGCTTATTCTGCTCAAGTAAGAGCTTATTCTGCTCAAGTAATATTTCTGAATCCATTTTCATTTTGCCTCCTTTAAATTAAATTTTTAAAGGGCACCCCGAGCATTGATTGGGCTCAAGGTATCTCAATGTTTTTATACAGAACACTTTTCCTTTGAGCTCTGCTTCTTGTCTACAGAGCTCAGAAATGTGTGCTATTTTTATTTCCTTCATTTATTTCACCTCAATATCTATTATGATGTTCTTTCTATTTAAATCTTTTGGTTGGATATGCTGACAGTTAAAATTGACCTTAACAAACTTGGAATAAAAAACTATAATAAAGAATTGATAAAAGCCATAGACCAGGGAATGAATGATTTAGCTGACTTTATTCAGACAGAGGCTGTTGAAATCCTTAAAGGACCAGAGGGAGCATTCGATACGGGATTTCTGGCAAGGAGTATTACCACCAATAAAAACAAATTATTAGAGAAGGAAGTTTATGCTACTGCAAATTATGCGCCTTATGTAGAGTTCGGGACTCGTCCACATTTCCCGCCAGTGGACGCTATTTATGAATGGGTATGGCGTAAGAGAAGGGTGTTCAGGATTGCTCCTAAAAAGAAAGTTGTCAGGAATGGTAGGGTATACTACAAAGAAGTTTTAGATATAGCTTGGAAGATTGCTTACAACATGAAGAAAAGAGGAACTGAAGCACATCCATTCCTTCGGCCTGCAGTAAATACTGGAAAGAGTAAGGTGAAGGAGATTATTGGAAGAGGATTAAAATCCCTCTAAACTATAAAAATACGGATACTCGATTGCCTTGCCTTTATGTCCTTTAAGAGGAGGGCAATCGTCAGGTACTTTTAATCTTAAAATTACTCTCCGACCAGTCTGAATACTAAATCTTTGAGCTTCTCTAATGTCTTTCCAAGCTCTTACTGGAGGTAAGATTCCTCCATTGGCTAAATATCTTTTAAGCTTCTTTACTGTTGTAACATGCCAGACTATCATAGTTCCAGCAAGATTTAGAAATTATTAATTGTCGCTTAGGACACTGTTCTTTCTCAAGAGCTATACAGTATGCATGTGCTCCATTCAATACTAAATACTTACACATATTTTCATAAATGATGGTCTTAATATTTAAATATATTGTTCAGGAGGTTGAATGAAATTTCTTGTATGGGATCTGGGATTAAGTGTAGAACATGCTGTAAAGTTGGCGAAGGAAGGACATGAAGTATACTACTTCACGCCATGGGCATCTACCTACCCAAAGTTTGAGCCTTATGCCTATGGCATAGGCATGGAAGGCATCAATAAAGTCAAGTTCTTCTTTGATTATATCGATGATGTAGATTGTATTTGCTTCTTCGATATTGGAGCTGGCGACCTTGCTAATTTCCTGAGGGAGAAAGGATACACGGTTTACGGGGCAGGACTCGGTGAGCATCTGGAATATGATAGATTCCAGGTAAGAAGGCTTCAACAAAAGCTTGGCTTACCAGTACAAGCTACACAGAAAATTACTGGAATGAGTCAGTTGGAGGAGTATTTGAAGCCTCGGCGTAACAAATATGTTAAAATTAGTACTTTCAGAGGAGATTGTGAAAGTTTTAAGTTCAGAGATTATGAAAGTGACAAAACATTACTCGATGAGTTGAAGGTTAAGTTAGGACCTCTTGATGGATATTATGAGTTTATTGTGGAAAATATAGTTGAAGGAATTGAACCTGGTGTTGATTTATTCTTCAATGGTATGAATTTCCTCAAACCATACCTCTGGGGGTATGAGTTCAACAAAAAGTGTTATATAGGTAAATATGTTACCGAACTTCCTCGACCTCTCAGTATAGTATTTTCACTGCAGGATATTATGAGGCAGTTGAATTACCGAGGAGCTTTCTCGGCTGAGATGATCGTGAATAATGAGGGTAGTCATCTCATTGATATTTGTGGAAGGTTCGCCTATCCTTTGTCTGTCGCTTATACAAAATCAATAAATAATTTTGGCGAGTTAGTATATAAGATTGCAAAAGGAGAGAATGCTAATCTTGAGGTAAATTGTAAATATATTGGCGTAGTTCCGATTGTATCGGCTCATGCTGACCTTCACTGGACAAATGTGCAATTTCCAGAGGAAATTAGAGATAAGGTAATGCTTCATAATGCTTGCAAGGTTGATGGTAACTACTACATCAAAGGAGAGAAAATCTGGATTACAGTAAAAGAAACAGGAAATACCATTGAAGAGGTTGTTGAGAATCTTAAGGAGACGGTTCCTCAGGTAGATGCTCATGAGATTGACCATGATGCCACTGTAGGACTTGATAAAATTTTGGAGCTGTCTGAGGAAGGAGCAAAGCGGGGGCTGTCATTATGAGGAAAGCTAAGGAAATTATTGGAAATTTTGGTATTCTCCTCAAAGGAGATATAACTCATACTGACAAACAGAGGAGAATCTTTTCTGGCTGGGGCTCGGTTCAAATTGTTGATAGGCAGGGCGACCTCATACCTATTGAAGAATTCAAACCAGTAATGGAAATACTGATGAGGAGAGGAGCACCAGTCATGGACTCCCATACCAATCATCAGGTTGGGAGAATTATCGATTACGAATTCAAGAATACTCCTGACGGTAAGCCTGGTTTGTATTTAACGGCAGAAATTTTCCATGACTTTCCAACAGATGATGAGGTATGGCAAAAAATTTTAGATGGCAAATATACTGGGTTTAGTCTGGGTGGAAAAGCAGGAATCAAGAAGCCTATATGTAATGATAAGGGGTGTTATAATCTTTTAGGAAATATTGAAGTCTGGGAGTTCAGTATTGTTGAAAGACCTGCAAATCAGCTTGCATTGATTGAACAGAAAAATGAGTTGGCGAAGGGAGAAGTTGAAAAGGCAAGAGTTTACATCAAAGATCCTTCGGAAGCTCCAGAGGGAGCTAAAATTCAGCGAGGACCAAGAGGCGGACTATATTACGAGAGTAATACTGAAGAAAAAGTAATTAATACCTTTGCTCATCCAAATAAATTTTTTAATACTGTGAAATCATATTTGGATGATTTTGCTAAAAAACAAAATATACATATTGATTTACAAATGCATTGGAGACAAAAAGAATTAAATGGATATATTGAGGAAAGAGGATCGGGAGATAATCTTCGATATATTCTTCATTTGTATGTTCCTGATAAAGTTAAGTTGAAAGAACTTAATGAAGTATTAAAGCATGAATTAGGACATATTCTGTTATGGCAAAAAAATAAATTCAGAGAACTTGCAATTGAAAGAGATTCTCCTGAGGCTCATAGGGCTGCTACTCAGGCTGGTTCGAGCTTGCCTGATCTTGAGTTTTCAAAGTTTGTTATCCAGAAACCCTTCGCAGGATACAAAGATTTTCAGGACTGCGTGAACAGAAATAGAGATAAAGGAAATCCAAGAGCGTATTGTGGTAAGATTTACTGGCAAGTTGAGGGCAAATCTGATGCTCCAGTAACTACTACCACTGAAGGCGTTTATAATCCTGTCTATGGAAAAAAGCCGATTGATAACATCAGAGGGCGAAAGATAATAGATGATATTTTAAAATATGTAAGAAGATGTGGCTCTAAGTGGTGTGTTTATTCTCATTCTGGAAAAGTTTTAGGTAGGCATGATACTAAAGAATCTGCTAATCGGCAGTTGAGAGCAATTGAAGCGAATAAAGAGGAGTATATTCCACCGCCAAGTGGCGATTTACCCGAAAGAAAGAAGAGAGTGTTGGCAAGAGTATATGCTGAATGTAGGAAAAAGCAGAAAAGGGCTGATAAGGCAAAGTGCGCTAAAATTGCTTGGGGAGCGGTTCATAGAATGAAAGGAAAGGTAGAGGAGATAATTGATGGTATATTGAAAAATAGAAAAGTAATGCTGGAAGGACGTTAAGGTTTTACTGCCTTAATTCTCTTTCCACCGCAAGAGCATCTTACGACTCTTGCAGTGTCAATTGTATAGAAATGTCTTCCACATTTCATGCAGATGCTATGTTTCATTTTACTCCTCTCCTCTCTGAAGTAGTTCGTCAATCAACCTCAGCTGAGCTTCATGAGCTCTAATCTGAGTTTCTATCTCCTCCTTTCTCCTACGGAGTTCAAGGAGGATGTTCACAGTTTCGATTCTTCTCTCTTTCAGATATTCTTTGTCCATTTCAAATCACCTCAATATCTATTATGATGTTCTTTGTATTTAAATGTTTTGGTTAAGGGAGGTGAAAAAATTGGATATAATAGTAGAGTCCGAGGAGGGAACAATATCAGATGCTGACAAAGTCATCTTGAAAGCTGATGGCACTTATGAAATAAGAAAGGAGTATACTGTTGAGGAACTACTAATGGCTAAAGAAGAAATTGAAAAAATGCTCGGCGATAAGGCTGGTGAAGAAATACAAAAATTCGAGAAGGATGAGATTGCATGGAAAATACTGACAAAGCTCTATGAAAATAATTACATTAATGCTAAAGAAATTCTGAAAGAGGAAATCAAGAAAATCGCTACTTGCAAGGATGTAACGGAGCTATTCAACAAATTACTGCAGAACTGGAAGACTGAAGGTGAAGAGGGCGAGGAAATGGAAAAAATTGAGAGAATAATCAATACCTGCACAAAGGAAGGTGGTAACGTTGGAAGCAGAACAACTGAAGAAGTTTAGTCCCTGCGAGTTATTGAAAGCATATGAAACGATTGGCAATTATTTGAATGAATTAAGTAAGCAATGGACAGGTCCAGTACCAACAGGTAAAGAGCGACCACCTAAGAAATGGTGGGATAATTGTTACAAAAGGGCAGAGAAATTCTCTACTGACCCTGCGGCATATTGTGGGGCGCTATGGTATCATGGACCTGAAAAGATGAGAGAAAGTTTTGGAAAAGGAGGTGAAACAATGGCTGAGGAAAAACAGAAGCAACAGGACTATGATCCTGATGCTGAGGTAGAACATGCAGAACATGAAGAAGTAAAACAGGACACCGATACAGAAGAGGAGGAAAAACCTGAAGAGGAAGAGCAGGAAAATGAGGAAGAGGAAAAACAGGATGTAAGTCCCGATGTTACTGAAGGTACTATGGGTGATGTCCTACAGCAAATTCTTGAGGCTCTGCAGGACATCAAAACAATGATATCCAGACTAAATGAGCCAGAAGAGGAAGAAGCACCTGCTCCAGAGGATACAGAAATTTCAATGTCCGACATTGACAAAAAGGTTGAGAAAGAAGTTAAGAAACATCTCCAGGAGTTGGGACTTACTAAATCGGCAGAGGTTAAAAAACCGAAAGAGAATGCAGAGCATCCAATCCAGAAAGGTGAACAACTCACTATGCAGGAATTGAGCAAAATGACTTGGAGAGAAGTTGAAGACTATGTGGCTAAAATGAGAGGTGAGTAAAAATGAGAGGCTATATAAGAACAATAGAAGATATGGAAAGGTATTACTATGGCTTTGATGCCATAAGGAAAGCAGATGACCCACTGATGACAACCACGCAGGGAGTATACAATCCAATTTATGGTGCAAAAGTCTGGAGTCAGCTCAATCAGGAGCCGAATGCTTTTGCAATCCTGCCAAAAACTGTATGGGATAAGTCAGGCTGGAGGGTAATCTATCAGAGAGCCGCGGAGACTGGTGGTGGTGTTGGTGAGAACGCAACCTTGCCAGATACCATTAAACCGAAGTTCAAGGAACTTTCCACAAAACCCAAGATAGTGGCTCATACCTTCAATGCCTCCGAGATGGAAACATTTCTGGGAACGAAGGATGATGGGCTCGGCGATGTGATGAGAGTGCTCAGGGAGGAGATGGCAAAACATCATGTTGAGATGATAAACAGAATGCTTTTGGCTGATGTCGATACTCCAGCAGGCGACAATATCGAGTCTATCGATAGAGTCTGCAGTTCAAAGTCTGAGGAGGATAATATCCTCGATGCTGGTGACGCAGATATCTATGGCATAGACAGGAGCGATAGCAATAACTCATGGGCAGATGCCTATGTTGACCATAACAATGGCACAGATAGGACATTCACTATAGACCTACTCGATACTGCAATTACCAATATCAGGAAAGCAGGTGGACAGCCAAAAGTAATTCTAACAGGTTATGATACTCAGGAAAGAATTCAGCAGGCATTACAGGCCCAGCAGAGATTCCTTGACACCAAAAAAGTAGTTCCTACTTATAATGGTGTGAAAGGAATCGAAGGTGTTGAGGCTGGCTTCAATGTAGCAACCTATCAGGGAATACCAATAATCTGTTCAAAAGATGTAGTGCAGGACACCATCAGCAGGATATATATCCTTGACACGGATTATCTGTTCTTCAAAGTGGCACTGCCAACAATGTACTTTGAGAGCGGCATGAGCAGAAAAGACCCATTCGGCATCAATTACCTCGGCGATGAGGGTATGTATCGCACTATGGGCGAGCTAATCTGCACAAGGTTTAATGTGCAGGGTAAAATCAGAGATCTCAAGTAAGGAGGAATGGTAGTATCGTAGAAGTTGAAGTAATGTATCTTGGACCTTTGGCTTCCATCTCTCATACAGGACCATCAGGTATTTCCAGATATTTCTACCGAAATAAGTGGATGAAGTATGACATGTCTGAGGAAGACATCAAGCATTACGATGAGTCTGGCGGGTTCAAAGTCAAAAGGGTCGTAATTAAGAAGAAAGTTATAAAGCCAAAGGTTGAGGAACAGGAAGAAGAAATAGTTTATGGAGGGTGATTAAATGGCAAGTACATATACTGAAATTTTTAAAGAAGCTTCACCTTTGAGAGGAGGCAATAACGTTACAGCAATTGCAGGAGGAACTTTTTCATACGATGGCATAAATGATGTATTGGTATCCACTACTCTTACAAGCGTGAGAATAGCGTTGATTACAGAGTATGGTGCAGGCAATGATGCATATATTAAGTATGTATCGAGCAATGGCATGATTTCGATATCTGCTGCAGCAGCAACGAGTGGAGCATGGCTAACATTAGGCTTGTAAGGAGGTGAAAATGCCAGTAAGTGGACGAGCTGGACTGTTCACGATTGATGATAAATTTTTCTATGATTTGAGAGGTACTCCCTATACTGCTGAGAAACGACAGAAATCTGGAGCTTTGAGATTGGAGTTCGGCAAGGTTTACATGCCGAATGCCAGTAACAATATCACGGTGAAGACAACAGTAAATACTGGAATCTGTGCAGTTGTATGTCCGACCAAGACTCCGACAGTTACTCCACAGACAAGTAGTCAGAATGTCGGAGCATGGAATGTGGCAACTTCTGGAAGTTTCTTGAGCGGTACAATGCATGTATCTATTCAGGCGACTGGACAGTTCAGCGGACAGCAGTCAGGAATGGAAATAAATTATATAGTGATAGGATACTGAATGATGATATTTTTTAGGCGGTATGTCTGAATGACCATGCCTGAGGAGGAATATTTATGAGTTTGATGAGTGGTCCTACTAAATTTACTGTAAGGGAGGCAATTCAGCCGAGAGAAACTGAACAAATATTAGCAAGTACTCGACTTCTGAGTGGTACTACTTATAGCGATGTCTTTGATACTCAGAGATTTAAAGAGGCAGTTTTATACACTAATATCTCTCAGTTCTCAGGTACTGTAAATGCAACATTGGACATTACAATGCAAGCTTCACCATATAACGATGGAAACTGGTTTGACGTGGTGAGTGCAACACAGAGGAACTCGGCTGGAAAGTATTATGAAAAATTGAGTGGATACTTAGGAAACTATACCAGATTTAAGATTGATTCTCTTGCTTCAAGTAATGGAGGAATCTGGACTCAGATTGATGTTAACTTTATAAGATAGGAGGGATTTTTAATTCCAGCCGCATGGGAAATATCAGATAAACCAAAATTGTTAGTAGGAATTCCGCATAGGGACTACGTAACTCTTGAGTGGGCACTTGCATTCCGAAATTTACAGATAAATCTTC